GTAAAGGAGAACGACCATTCCATGGACGATATCCGATATTTCGTGACGACTGTGCTTTACCCGCCTGACGGGTTCTTCGCTGTTGCCGCGCCGCGCGGAAAGGGGTGAGCAGAATTCTGCTGAAAAAAAGGAAAAAACGCATGGGGAAAGCCCCTGTCGCTTCTGTGCAGACAGCCGCACATGAAAGCCCGTTTTATGCGGGCGGAAATCCGGTGCCGCTTTCGGCAGGGGAGCGCAGGCTCTACTTGGCCCTGCGCGAAAATATTCCGATAATAGACGCCGCCATAGACAAGATATTGCGCCTTGTGGGCTCGTTTCAGGTTACCTGCAAAAACAAAGGGACACAGGAGGAACTTAACGGCTTTTTACAGAATGTGCCCGTAGGCGCCGCAGGGGCAGGCGTGCAGACGTTCCTCAACTGCTACCTTTCAGACCTGCTCACTTACGGCAATGCAGCCGGCGAGATGGTAGTGCAGAACGGCAGGCTTGCAGCGCTTTACAATGCTTCGCTTGACGACGTGGAGCTAAAGGAGGTGACTCCGCTCAATATACAGGTCTTAAGGCGCGAAAACGGCACTTCAGTGCCGGTGAAGTACCCGCAGCTCGTTTTCTGCTCGGCGCTAAACCCGCCGTCAGGCAGCGCACTCGGCATTTCCATACTGCGCGGCCTACCGTTTGTCTCAAATATCCTTCTCCAGATTTACCACGCGATAGGCACAAACTGGCAGCGGCTCGGCAGCGTGCGGTTTGCCGTAACTTATAAACCTTCCTCAGATGCAATGGACCAGGCGTATGCCAGGGAGCGTGCCGAAGAGATTGCGGGTGAATGGGGACGCGCCATGCGCGGGAACGAGGTCAGCGACTTTATTTCGGTTGGCGACGTGAGCATTAAGACTGTTGGCGCGGACTGCCAGATTCCAGACAGCGAAGTCCCCGTGCGCCAGATGCTTGAGCAGATAGTTGCAAAACTCGGCATACCGCCGTTCCTTCTGGGCCTTACGTGGTCTTCGACCGAACGTATGTCGAGCCAGCAGGCCGATATCCTGACAAGCGAACTCGAGTCTTACCGGCGGATACTGAATCCCATAATAGAAAGGATATGCGCCATGTGGCTGAGCCTTAATGGTACGCCGGAAAACCTTACCATAGAGTGGGACGACATATCGCTTCAGGACACTGTGGACCTTGCCTCCGCACGTTACCAGAATGCCAGGGCCGCGCAGATTGAATCCCAGGCAAAACCTGCTTCGCCACGGCGCTGAATGAGTGATGATTTTTTTAAAAAGTTTATAGGGGCCTTGTGGCGGCCCTTAGTGAAAGGGGAGATTTGCCATTAACTCTTTATTTATTTGCAAGGGCGGCGGAACGGGCATAAAAGCCAAAGGCGGCAGCACGCCTGACGCCGAAGCACTGAAAAAAATAAACCGCTACACACGCAGGGACTTCGGTACTGACGAGCTTTATGTTTTCCCCGTCGTGCTGTGTGACAACGAAATTGACCGTGACGGGGAGCGCTTCACATTAAGTGCCATAAATAAGCTTGCGGGGCTGTTTCTCGGCAAAACGGGGATCTTTGACCATGATCCTCAGGCGAAGAACCAGGCCGCGAGGATTTACGACTGCCATGTCGAGCAAGACGGCGAGCATTTAACTTCATGCGGCGAGCCATACACGCGGCTTGTCGCGCATGCATACCTGCCACGTACGGAAGCAAACGGCGACTTTATCACCGACATTGAGTCCGGCATAAAAAAAGAAGTGAGCGTAGGGTGCGCCGTGCGCAGTGTAACATGCAGCATATGCGGAGCCGACCTGAGAAATGGCGGCTGCGGCCATAAGCGTGGAAAAATTTACGGCGGTGATATATGCTGCGCCGTGCTCGACGACCCGTGCGACGCCTATGAGTGGTCATTTGTAGCAGTGCCTGCGCAGAGGGCGGCTGGCGTGACGAAGAGCTGCCGCATAACGGACGCGCGGCAGGTGGTGAAATTTCTGCGTGAAACTAAAGGCGAGGCAGTGCTGACGCCGGCGCAGTCTGATGCCATTGTGAGAAAGTTTGACGAGCTTGAGCAGGAGGCCGCAAACGGCCGCGAGTACCGCAGCACGCTAAAAAAAGGATTTATGCGCTTCGGCACTCTTGCCCATCCGGATATTCCGGCCGAAAGCCTTGCGCGCACAGCTGATGCGCTGAGCGTGCAGGACCTTAAAAGCTGGGGCGCTTCGCTACGCAGGCAGGCGGAGAAAAAGGTGCCGCTCTTCCCGCAGCTGGCGGGGGGCCGTAAACCTGCAAAACAGGACGGCAACGCGCCGTTCAAAATTTAAAGGGGGATTTTAAGCATGGAACTTTCTTTTAACGGATTCGGGGAAAATGCCGCTACATTTGCCGCAGGCGGCGGCGTGGAGCCAGGCATGCCTGTGAAAATCACGGGAAACGGCACAGTCGGGCCATGTGACGCGGGCGACAATTTTTGCGGCGCAGCGCTCAATGTGCGCTGCGGATATGCTGCTGTGCAACTTGCCGGCTACGTAAGCATGCCTTACAGCGGGACTGCGCCTTCGCTCGGCTGGCAGGTGCTTTCTGCAGCAGGGGGCGGCAAAGTGCAGGCTTCATCATCGGGGCGGCAGCACCTTGTAGTTGATGTTGACCCGACGGCGGGAACATGCGGGTTTATGCTTTAACGCCAATACCCAGCCGGCAGGAAGAAATAAAAACCATGTGCGGGCAAAAAAATTTATGCCCGCAGAGAGGAGAAAAATATGGCCATTTATGAATCCCTGAAACTTGAAAAAGGCATGTACGGCACGCCGGGTAGAACATTTACACAGGTGCTTGAAAGCCTCGACCCTTCGGAAAACTACATGGGCACGCCGCTTGAAGGCCTCGACGCATACCAGCGCCAACTCAAGCGCTTCGATATCCATGCGGGCGGCCCGGGCTCGGACCGCATTGAAAAGTTTTTCCAGACGGGTGACTCGGCTGCACTTTTCCCGGAATATGTTGCGCGCTCTGTAAGGCAGGGCATGGAGAAGGAAAACCTTCTGCCTTCGCTCGTCGCCACTACTACCAACATAAACTCGCTTGACTACCGGACAATAACGTCTGCCCCAACGCAGGACGAAAAATTGCTTAAGCCCACGGCCGAAGGCGCATTCCTGCCGCAGACGGAAATAAGGACGAAAGATCAGCTTGTGCACCTTAGGAAGCGCGGCCGCATGCTCGTCGCAAGCTATGAGGCGATACGCTTCCAGAGGCTCGACCTGTTTTCGGTAACTCTGCGCCAGATAGGCGCATATATTGCGCGATCCCAGCTTTCGGACGCTGTGGGAGTACTGCTTAACGGCGACGACGGCAAATCACCGGCAGGCACAATCGCCGCGGGAGGTAAAATGCCGTCATATTCGGATATGGTGGCAATGTGGGGTGCCCTTGCACCGTATAAACTCAACACAATGCTTGCTTCCACAGCGGCAGTTAAGGACATACTCAGCATTACGGAATTTAAGGACGCTGAAGCCGGGCTTAATTTTCAGGGTACGGGCAAGCTCATCACGCCGCTCGGGGCGAACCTGCTGCATGACCCGGAAATGGAAACCGGGAAAATCATAGGGCTTGACAAAAGCTGCGCGCTCGAAATGGTGCAGGCAGGCGGCGTGCAGACAGACTCGGACCGCCTGATAGACCGTCAGCTTGAGCGTACGGCCGTAAGCGTCACAGCAGGATTCGCAAGGATTTTCGACGGCGCCGTGAAAGTGCTGGTTTACGGCGCATGATTAAGCTTGACGCCGCACAGGTGCTTTCACGGTTTAACACCATTGCGGGGCTTAATGGCGGTGACGAAAGCTGCCAGCAGGTATGCGGTAATGCCGCGGCCGAGATTGAGCGGCGTGAGCGCAGCGGCTGCGGTGATGAGGCTTCGGATCCGCTTACGTCGGCTGCAGCGGCGCTTGCCTTTTACAGGTACACCCTTATGCAGTCTGCAAATGGTGCCGATTCATTTGAGGCTGACGGCATTAAGGTGACGCCTGCTGCAAAAAGCGTTTCTTCCGCGCGAAAGCTTTGGAGCGAGGCCGCCGCTGCTGCTGCCAGATATCTTTCTGACAGCGGATTCTTTTTCGGGAGGGCTGCCACATGACGCGCAGGCGGGAAGCCGAAAACATGCTCTGCCGCTACGGCGAAACGGTCATATGTAAAGGCGAGAAGTTTAAGGCAATAATAAGGCCGGTGCATTTTACTTCATCGTCCGTCGGTACTGATTTCCTTTACACAGGGCCGGTTTCGCACAAACTGACGTCTGAGAGCACAGTTACGTCGGATGACGGTGCGGATTACACCGTGAAGCGGTATGAGACGGTTATTATAGGCGGGGAGGAGCTTTATGTGCGCGCTGTGCTTACACGGAAACCTGCGCCGGACATTATGGCGGTGCATATCGAACGCGGCGGTGCCATTATTGCGCGCGCAACGGGCTGCACGCCCAAAGCAGTGCAGGACACAGGAGTTTCCGTGCCGTACGGCGGAAATATCCCATCTGAAATTGAAGAAGGCACTGTGCACTGGGAACTGGCGCTCACGGGCATTGTGCCGGAAAACGGCGCGGATATTTTTTCGACCGACACTTTCAGCGTTGTGGCCGAGACAGGCGGAAAGAAAACAGCCTTTATGGGCTGCCGCTGGAAAAGCATTGAATCACAGGGCGGCATGAATTTTACGGGGCCTATGGCTGCCGTGGTGCTTGCCGCCGAGAAAGAGGTGGCACCTGATGGATGAAAATCCCGAGACGCTTTCGGAAGATATCGAATTTGACTGGCTGCGAAAGCCGCGTGACCTTGAGCCGGAGGATGACGGCACATGAAGATTACACCTATGAGCTTTAAAGGTTATGTATGGCCGGTGAATCCGGAGATGATACGCGTAGAGCGTATGCGCAACACTGCCGAGTTCAAAATTCCTGAGGGAAACGCGGCAGTGCAGGACAACGGCTCGGCGCCGAGAAAAGTAACAGGCAGCGGGAAATTTACCGGCACTGGCTGCATGGAGCAGTTTTCACGGCTTTCGTTTGTATTTGCGGAAGGTGGCAGCGGCATACTGCTTTTGCCGGGGAGCGTGCCATTCTATGCAGTGTTTGCAGCGCTTGCCATGACCGGCAGGCCGCGGCCTAACTGCGTAGAATATGAATTTTCGTTCCTTGAGGATCCTTCGTACACGGCAAAAGAAACAGCTTTGGCAGGCCCGCGGAAATATGTGTGCACAGGCGGGGAAAACCTGTGGGAAGTCGCAAACAGGTATGGCACGGATGTTGACTCACTGCGTATGGCAAACCCACAGATAGAGCGGCCTTACTGCCTGCCTGAAGGGATGGAGGTGGCAATACCGTGACTTATGAAGCAACTGACGAGTTTGGAAACAGCATGTCCCTTCCTATGCCGTCAAAGGCTGAATTCGACAGCGCGGAGGATATGCCTGCCGACAGTTTCTGCGGTGTTTTTCCGCTCACACATGGCTGCGGTGCGCTTACATATTTGAAGATATGCGGCGAAAATGGTGAGATGCTGTTTTATGGCACGGTGGACATACAGCACGAAACGGTTTCGGGCGGCGGCAGCACACTTGATCTGAAATGCCGCAGCCTTGCGGGGCTGCTGCTTGACAGCGAGCCGCTGCCTTCTGTATGCGATTCGCCGAGCCTTCCGGAAATCTTTTCGCAACACCTGAAGCCGTATGGCTTTACGGGATTCAGCGGAAGCAGCGCAATCTTCAGCGGCCAGTTCTGCATAACGAAAGGCATGAGCGAGTGGCAGGCTGCGGCGCTTTTCTGCTCAACTTTCCTTAATGCTGAGCCGCGCGTGCATGGCACAATATTTGACGCTTCGGGGAACAAAGGCAATGGCAGCATACTGTTTGACAATTGTAAAGGGACGGGGTATTTCAGTGCGGAAAGGCTTGACCGCTGCTGCGACCGCATTACGGAAATCTATGCACCAGACTGGGCAGCGGGCTGCTACCGCCTTGTGGCGCAGGACGGCGAAGCCGCCCGTATGGGCATTTTGAGGAAGCGCTGCCTTGCCCCTTCGCCGCAAAATGATCAGGCCGCAATTAAAAACAGCATAAAAAAATCGTTTGTGCTCCATGTGTGCTGCCCCGAATGCCCGAAAGCCGGGATTGGGGACGCTGCAGCGCTTAACGACTCTGTGCTCGGCTGCTTTGGCAATTTGGAAATCGCCGGCGTACACTGCACGGCGGGTGCTGACGGCATCCGGACACGCTACAGCCTTAGGAGGAAATAAAAATGTGGATATCACAGCAGATGATAGCATCGCAGAAAAAACGGCCTGCCGCAGACACCGCATTGATTACGGGTTCCGGCTCGGCGCAGGGGGCCAACAGGTACCGCGGGCTGCCGTTCGCCGGCCCGTGGGGCATAGCATACCAGCCGCCTAACGCCTCGCAGGCTGTGATTGTTTCTACAAATGCGGGCAGCACGTGCATAGGCACACTTGCACAGGACAGGGGCCTTAAGCCGGGGGAGCTTATGCTCTTTTCGGCAGGCGGCGCCGAAATCTATCTTAAAAGCAACGGTGAAGTCGAAATCAATGGGCAGATATTTAAGCCGAAAGGGGAGAGCTGAATGGATACGGCTATAAATGGCGGCGATTTGGCGATGGCGGCAAACGGCCGGCCTTATTCTGTCGAAGGCCTGGATGAAATTTTTCAGCGCGCCGCCATACGACTTACTGTGCCTGCCGGTTCGTTTTGCTATGATGCCTCGCTCGGCAGCCGCCTTGGCACGCTGACGGGCAAAGAGACTGACCCGGATGCGTCTGCACTTTCACTTGCACAGGACGCGCTGCGCCCAATGCCAGGAATGGTTGTTAAAAGCGCAGAATTCAAAGCGGGCACCCCGAACAAAGTTGTGGTGGAGCTGAGCTTTAATGGCGCGCTCAAGGAGATTGAGGTGACGTGCGGTGGCTGACAGCTACACGAGCCTTGTTGAGCCTTACAGCCAGATACTTGCAAGGATGGAAGACAGGTTCACACAGCTTGCCGGATACACGCCGGACGATGCTTCGGACATTGGAATCCGCATGAAAGTCCTTGCAGGGGAAATATATTCTGTAAGCTGTGCTGCAGACTGGCTTAAACGGCAGACTTTTGCGCAGTATGCTACGGGCCTGCAGCTTGAGGAGCGTGCCATGGAGCGTGGCATTAAGCGGAAGCCCGCGGCCCCGGCACGAGGGACACTGACTTTTGGGAGGAAAACGCCGCTATGGTGCGCAACGGATATACCTGCAGGCACCGTATGTGCTTCATCAGGAGAAAATGCGCAAAGGTATGTTACGGCTGAAGAGGCCATCCTTCCTGCGGGGAAGCTCACAGTAGACGTACCGGCAAAGGCCCAGACGCCGGGAAGCACCGGCAACACGAATGCAGGAACGGTAACTGCGATGGTTACCCCGCCGGCCTCTGTAGAAACTGTGACGAACGGTTCACCGTTTACGGGCGGCACAGATGCAGAGAGTGATGATTCGCTGAAGGCCCGGCTAATGGACTGCTGGAACACTCCAGCAAACGGGGCGAATGCCGCGTGGTACCGCCAAACAGCAGAGAGCTGCGATGGAGTGAAGTCGGCAAACGTTGTGCCGCGCGCAAACGGAATCGGCACTGTGGCGGTGTATCTCGGCGGGGAGGGGTGCGCCGTCCCCGATGCTGCAGTAAAAGATGTGCAGCAGAAGCTCGAGGCTGCACGGGAAATCTGTACGGACGTAACGGTTCAGGCGGCGGAGACCGTACCTGTAAATGTTGCGTGCTCAGTAAAGGAAAAAGCAGGGCAGAGCAGGTTTACCGTCGGAGTTTACTGCCGTTCGGCGATACAGGATTATTTTTACGCCCTTAGAGTCGGCAATCCGGTAATTATTTCAGCCATAACGGCAAAGCTTTTCGCAACAGGGCTTATAGACGACTGCAGCTTTTCCACGGCAGGGAAAAGTGTTTCTGCAAATCAGCTTGCCGTTCTTGGAAATTTGGCAGTGCAGGTGACGTAAATGGGTGTATATGATGAAATGAAAAGCTGCCTGCAGAAAACAGGACTTTACAGGCTTGATGGGAATACTGCCGTGGACTTTGAGCTCCAGGCTTATGCTGCAGGGCTCGAGCCCATGTGCGATACCCTGAAACAGCTTAAAGCCGAGAGCTTCGTAGCAACTGCCAGCAATTACGGGCTTTGGCTTAAAGAGAGCGCGAGCGGCATTGCATCTTCAACTGGAGATACGGACAGCCGCCGTAAAGTGCTTTATGCGGCGGGATCTGTAATGCCGGGAAGCTGCACAAAAGCCGGCCTTGAAAATCTGCTGGATGCTTTTGGCTTTGATGCAAACGTGCTTGAGGACACAGCGGATAAAAAAGTAACGGTACAGGTGAAAAAATCACCGGACGGCCAGAATGATAAGTGGGAAAAAATCATCGGGCAGCTAATCCCTGCGCAACTTTCGGTTGTGTGGGAATACTCTTGA